ATTTAAACACAAAACGATTACAATATGATTACAATTTTAAGAAATTTTTGCCAAAAAGAAACCCGCCGAAGCGGGTTCTGCTATTTTGGGTGACAAGGTATAACTACCTCGTGGAGATCACGCTGCTAGGCGGTCTTCTCCAAAGTATGCATCGTTTGCATTTAGGTTTTTTGCTTCTGCGACCGGGTCACCCCAATCCTAACGGCTTCTACATTGCCGGACTGTCCATTTCAATACTCTTGACCCAATCGATCCTGTGTCAGGCCCATTATAAAACATACTCACCCGAATGGACATTGTCACCTCCGCCTACTGTCGGAAATATGTTTTATGGTGGACCTGGCGGGCACTGCCCCCGCGTCTTGAATCCTTTTCTGTCTACTTCATACAGTCTTAACTTTTAACAGACTTCCCAGGGTGTGTTTGGCCTCTGCTAAGCCTGCAGGAATCTCACCTACTGCATATCTGCTACGCAAACTTGCCCCTGCGAAAGTCTATTATTTATTATACAACAGGATTGCCTTGACTGTCAAGTTCCATCCAAGTATGATCACCCATATATTTTACGTGAGCAATATATTCATAATCTTCAGGAGCACTACTTGACCATCCATCCGGTCCCTGAAACACTAACAATGTTTTTGATTTCCTCTTGTCCCAAGTTAACCAGTATGATTGTCCTAGCACAGGGCTGAATTGATATTCAGCGGCATGTACTGCGTCAGTTATTTCTAACCGTCGTTTGATCTGCTGGGCTTGTGTTTCAAGTACAGATACTAACTGCATAATCCGATCATATTCTTGCTGGGCATATATCCTAGCATGGTTGATCATGATATCTTTTTGCTTAGTTACGGGAACTAGGTCAAATTTGATACCGCCTGCTTCTGTGGGATATTCACTGACGTTTCTATTGAAGAACGGAATTAACGAACCAGTAGATGTAGAATCATAACTGGTTCTTCCTTTGGCAAGATTTGAACGTTCATCAGCCAATTCGGGTCCAGTTTAACACGTTACCTGAACCGTACTGTGCTTCTGCAAGCATCTTGGCCTGCAGGTCATCGTTAGCATTTACGCGAACGTGTGCGGTTTGATATGCGTTAAGTCGGATCCAAACTTCGTATGTGTACATTTTAAACTTTCTTAGTTGATCGAATATTTTGAGCTTGCTTACCTTTGTCACCTTCAGTTAGATCAAATTCTACTTCTTGTCCAACTGCCAGTGTCTTATATCCTTCCATTTGGATTTGACTAAAGTGTGCAAACACATCATCAGTTGTACCATCTGGAACGATAAATCCAAAACCTTTTGAATTATTAAACCATTTAACTTTTCCCTGCATACTGCTTCCTACTTGTTTATATTATACTGTGATTTTACCAGTTTGTCAACCGATTATTTGGTAATTCTCCAGCAACTTACCCAACTTGGATTACTTGCCGCTGTACCACCCGGGTATGAAATTGTAACATCGCCATCATTTGGATTATTACTTGCTTTTGGACTTTGATTCCCGCCAACAAAAGTAAACTTTCCATTGTTAGCCGTGTAGACAAAGTTTACGTGCCTATAACTCCAAAATGCAATATCACCTGGCTGTGCTTGATCTTTAGGTACCTGCACTGCACCCCAACGTTCGGGTGTGGTTGTTATTGCGGCTGCACTTGCAGTCTGGACATATTTGTATCCTGAACACTTTAATCCAAAGTTTATGAAACCCATGCACCATGCAGTTTGATCACTGACCCACGGTCCTGAATTAGGGTATCCTAGATTGGACCATATACCTGTAATATTTTTATTACTAACGCCTCCGGCCTGACCAGTTTCTCTCCACATACCTCGACCTGCTTCTTCCATAGTGCGTTGCAAGAACGGAACGATATCGGATGCTGAAGTCGATGTGCTAACTGTACCTGTATTGAATGTTTGGTCTTCAATAGGTGCGTAATTTCCTTTTACTCCGTCAACTGCTGCCTCTGGAGTATAATATTGATTTTGTCCGGAAGGGTTTGCTATCTGCGCCGCAACAAGATCGTTTGTCTGAGTTGCAATAGCAACTTCTACATCAGGCGGAATTGTTATTGCACTAGATGCACTTACACCTGCAAAGGCAGAACTGCCCCCGGGTGCAAGCCACAAGGCGACAGGAACATTGTTTACATACACATTTCCGCTGCGATATACATCGCTAATTCTACCACCACCAGGAATATAAGGCATAAGTTTAGTTTACAATGGAATAGCGGTACCGGTTATCTTATACCAGTTACCGTTAAAATAAAATGCAGGCTTACTATTATCATTGGATACAGCACCTATCATACCGTTATCTGGATCAATGCTAATAGGGGTATCTACAATGACAATGTTTTGAGTTACGGCTAATACTGCGCCCGAAGTGTTATTTTCTCTTAATTGGACGATGAAAAATTCTGGACCTTCAGGTGGTGTAGTAGTGTTTGTCGACATTGTTTTGGTAAAGGTAACTACACCGGATAATAAACTATCCGGTAATGTAATGTCTCCCCAAAGCCCAAAAACATCAGAAAAGTCTGTTGCATTAGCAAATGTACTGGTTCCTGATTTAATAGTAACACCGTATGTACTAGTAGAACCGTCAGTTACATCAACCGTAAAAACAACACTGCCGCCTTCATCGACTTCTATAATGTCCGGGGTAATAGAATATATCGCCATATTGATCTCTTAAACTAGTATTTAAGCCATTGCTATACCAGTAGTACCTTGCATATATTGATCTGCGGCTTCCTTTTGACTAGGTACCATACAAAATACGTGTGCTTTTTGTAATGTGATTATATTTTTTGCACCCAAGAACAACCAAGGAATCATTCCTAATCCTTGTGCATTCATAGTCAATGCTTTTGGTCTGTCTAATTTAATCTCAGTGGCTGTTTCGCCTTCAAAACGTGCGATAATTTCGTCACCGTTTAATAATTTAAGACTTACTACATCTCCTGTAGCGATTTGTTTTTCTAATAACATGTTTTATCCTTTTCGTTGTGCTAAAATGTTTATGTCTTGTTTACGTCGGGCGTTTTCTCTTTCTATAAAAGAGACACGCTGATTTAATTCTTTAACCTGCTGAGTTAGCCTAGCAAGTTGCTGCTCAAGTGCAGCTATCTTTTGATCTTTAGGATCCGTCATCTTTCTTCTCAGGTATCTCGCACAGTGCTTCTAGAGTTTTATAATGCTGGTATGCTTTCTGGAGTGCCTCAAAGTGCTCTAACTTGGCCGGATCCGGAGTTAGGATAGCCAGTCTCTTTTCAATAGTAGTTAACAGTTCTCCAAGGCTTCGGCCCTTCCATTTAATGTCGCCATCAAACTTAGCATCGCTAGTAACGTGTAGCCCTGCGTGTGACATGCTTGCTACGCTGGAATTAGCAGTTGTAAAAACATAAGGGTTAGTTGCCCATGTTCCGTTACCCCCTGCTCCAGTAGATACATAATAAGATCCCGAAGCTCCTGTTGCACCAGTTGATGAAAAAGAGTAGTTCATCGTATTGCTAATGTCTATTGACATGGTATTGTCGAGTGGATCATCTAAAGAGATGGATAGTTCATCATCACTATTAGCCATTTAGTTTTGCCTTTAGTTCGGTGAAGCCGCCAACTAGCTCCCCATCTAAAAAGATTTGGGGAACTGCTCTAGCTGTTGGTACAGCTTCTAATAATTCTTCTTTGGTATAACCATCACCTATTTTCTTTTCTTCAAAGGCAATGCCTTTCTGTTTTAGTAATGCCTTTGCTTGATCGCAGTAGGGGCAATGGTACTTAGACCACACAATCGCTTTCATTTTATATTTCCTTTAAACTGATAATTCATACTCTAAAACTTTCACCGCATCCACATCGGTCACGTTCGTTAGGATTCTTAAATTCAAATCCTTCATTAAGTCCGTTGCGTACCCAGTGTACTTCCAATCCATTAACATACGGATAAGATTTTCCATCTACCCAAACTTTAACACCGTTGCTTTCGTAGACAAATTGATCGCGAGTTACTGGAACATGATCTACAAATTCTAACGTATAAGCCAAGCCAGAACACCCTGTGGTTTTTACACCGATACGTATCCCTAGCCCTTTGCCTCTTCGTTCTAGATGTTTCTTAACTTTAGCGGCAGCTTGTTCCATTAATGTTATCATTTAATGTTTTTTACGATAATCTTCAACAGCAGCTTTAATAGCATCTTCAGCCAATATACTGCAATGTATCTTAACGGGCGGTAGTGCTAATTCTTCAGCAATCTGGCTATTACGAATGTTACTAGCATCATCCACATGCATTCCTTTAACCATCTCAGTGACAAGACTGGAGCTGGCGATTGCTGAACCACATCCATATGTCTTGAAACGAGCATCTCTAATAATACCATTTTCATCTACCTTTATCTGTAATTTCATTACGTCACCGCAAGCAGGTGCACCGACCATGCCTGTACCTACAGTGTCGTCTATTTCAAACTTACCTACATTACGAGGGTTTTCGTAATGGTCAATTACTTTATCTGAGTATGC